CATGAGGTCTTGAACGCTTGCATTTCCACCGCCACTAGCACCAGCGACTTTACCAAAACCACCATTAAACAATTTATCTGTAACTTTGGTTAATAAGTCAGGGTCATTAGGGTCAAACTCACCAATAACACCATCAATCTTGTTATCATCTGATGTGGCTAATACCATTGATGCATTACGCACCTTTTGACGATACCCCATAATTTTTTCTTCATCGATTAAGCCCGACATAGCAACTTGATTGATAATCTTATTTGCGCCATCCAAATCATCGTCAGCCATTTTCTTTTCAATCATAGTTGTTGCAATGTTTTGTTGTGCTTTCTTTACTTGTAAACGGATAGTATTATCATCATAACCAAGGTTAGATAATTGTGCTGCTACACTACCGCTTACTTGTTTCATGGCATCATCGAATGCATCAGGACTAGCATTTACCACCGCATTATTAGATATGTTTTGCACATTCATATCTAGTGCTTTCATAGCACTATCTTCAAATTGACCTCGTACAAACTTATTGATCGTGTTTGTAGTATTAGTCATATCATTATCTGCAACTTTATTAAAAGCATTGACCGCATCTTTGAATTTAAAACCATACTTTTCAGATATAACTTGCCTTGCTCTTTTCTCTTGGTTCTGATAATCAAGCGGAATAGTCAAAGCATTTTCGCCCTTTCGGTTCATAGCACCATTATCAGGGTTATATAGCCAATCATTCATCATGGCATTATATTCATTCGTTGCATTTACAACATCGGTCATTTCCTTTTGCTTTTGTATAGTCAACATTGTGTTGCCTAAATCACCAATGGCTTTTGTGAGGTTGTCCATGCCTTGCGTGTTACCGCCATAAGCCATTTCATTTACATTAGCTTGTACACCGCCATTAATTGTGTTTAAGCGTTGATTACTATCATAGCCTATTAACTTCATTAGATACCCCACCTATTATTTCTGATAGTACCTTTGGTTACGAATTTCATTTTAGGCATACCAGCAGCCTCTAGTGCATCACTAGCTGGTGTGTAGTAGTTATTACCAACACCTGCACTCTTACTTGCATATTGACCTTTAAGACCATAGATACTAGATGCACCACTTAATATCGTACCTAGCATAGCCATTCTAGTTTGTTTCTTAGCATTACTTGCCGCTGCACGTGCGGTGCTTGCCTCGTTGCGATAGTTCATTCCATTAAGATATTCATTGTAGATACTGTTATTCTTGTTACTTTCCCAATTCTGAATATCCTTATTGTACTCGTCATAGCTAGATGCCATAAGTTGTAATGGTGTACCAGCCATCATCAAGCCACTAGCACCTGTTTCTGCCGTATTCTGCCCTTGGATAAGTCGCATCTTATCTGACATTTTATCTCGTTCTTGCAAGGCTTGGTCTGCTATTTGTTCTTGCTTGCGATCGCTTATGCGTGCATTTGCCTCTGCTACCCTTGCTTGTTGTGCGTACATTGCAGCTTGCGCCTTACCTTGTTGATGTTGAGTAAACAACGTACCAACCATGCTTGCTGCAGTTAATGCAATAGGGTTACACATTCGCATCCCCCTTTCTCAATGTGAATAAAACCATATCCCCATCGTTAATATCGTAATGAATAACCGCACCTAAAGATTTTAGCCATCTAATGGTGCGGTGATTTTCTTTGTGTATGTAATTAAACAAACATTCCCTGGTTTTTAACCATTCCCTAATGATATTTCTACTAACTTTTATAAATTGCTTTTGCAATGTCAAACTACGTTCAAAATCTTTACTCCCCAAAAAGTAAATGCAATGCATACCATTTAATGATGTATTCGATACCCCATATACACATAACGACTTGTCATTATCAATAACAATTCGACTTTGATAATCTTCCCCAAGAATATCGTTTACAAAGTCATTTTCTCCGTAGTTTGAATTTTTTCGATTGATATATTTAACCTCTAAGGCATCTATCGAACGTAAGTTGATATATAACTCACGAATTAAAGAAACGTGCTTAGACGGGCAAATATTACATTCCATGAACATTTGGGAAACCACCGCCAATTTCTACCTCTCTTGTAACCGCTAACAGGTTAAATGGGAAAGGTTTTGAGTGTTTTATGCATATTTCTGTATTTGTATTAACGCTAGTTGCTATCTTAGGTAGTGCTATTACAGTATCACCAGTAAATAGCGATTTAGGTTTTAAGATTAAATCATCTACATCATCAAATGTTTTTCCTACGCTACCGCCATATGAACGATATAACCGCAACGCAACTCGTGTTATAGTTACCAATCTGCATTGCAATGTGCCATCGTTAATTTGTTGCTCCACGCTTGGTATTTTAATTTTAGTAGTATAAGGTAAACCAACAGTAATTACATTCGCCTTGCCGTCTAATTTAATAACCCCAGTTGGTGGTACTACCCTAGATGGCATTTGTTGCCCATCAACTACTATATCTACCATTTGCCCTACAAGATGAGGTGCGTTGATGTAATCAGTCTTAATAGAATTAGCGACCTTTACATAGCAATCTAGGAACACATCGGAGTTATCCTCTGTGTAAAGTGGAATACTACGTTCAATGCATTTCACACTCTTATTATTAATCACACGATCTACTACAAAATAGATTGTGTCTTGTTCCCCCTCGGCTACACTTTCAACATATCGGTATTTGCCATTGGTTACAAAGTGCGACCAACCATACACCTTTTGTTCAGGTATGTAGGTTAAGCAATTCAACTGTCCATCATCTCGAACGTAATAAATAATACTGTCAGGGTCTTGTGCATAAGCACTTGTAACTGCCACATGACCTTTAACTAATGTTTTAACAAACAATGTAAGGTCTTGCCCTGTGTAGTTATCGCTTTCATAAGAATAACCCATATCACGAACAGTACCGCCACGCTCTTGAACGAATACGCATCTATTACCTATAAATTGTGGTTCACATTTTAATGCACCACGTTGTGTTTGTGTTTTCAAATAACAGTTAGTCGGTGTAATAGTCTTGCTACCATCTACTATCCATTCATTACCGCTAGTAAGTACGATTAAGTCATTAGCTGGTACAAGATGTCTAATCTCATACATTTTGCGGTTGATTACTGGTAGTGTGATTGCACTATCATCTGTGATAGTGCCGCCTACCTTTTCAACCCCAAAGTTAGGATAATCACCAGTACGGCTAAACCATATGAAGTTAGGCTTGCTATCAGTTGCAGCTACTACGAACCTATCTTGATAGAATGTACATAACTTCGGATAACCTCTACCCCTATTCCAACTACCTAATTTCCATTGATAGCTAGGTTCACCCTCTTTAATGCCGTTAAGTACATTAACCTTTGCACTCTTAGCATCGGTTACACTTTTAATCTCAACGATACCATATTGGGTAAATGGCAAGATGGATAAGTCGCAATTTACAGAACCACCTTTAATTTCTGAGATATATTTTAGCCTTGCTCCAGCCTCTATCTTACCTGTGTCAGTTACATTGTAGTCATTCTTAGATGTATATGTTCTGTAATCTTTCCAAGTCTGCCCATCGTTGTTAGAAATCTGTAGTTTTACAGTACCTTCCCATGTACCATGCGTTGTGAATTTCCATGATAACTCTGTATCAGTACTAAACGTACCAACATTGTAATTGATGTTATTATAGGTCTTTTCGGTTGTTTCTCCGCCAAGGTAATTTTTTCTAACCTTTTTTTCTACCACTTCGCCAGCGGACTTTGTGTGAACCGCCTCTACATAGTATGCAATTTGAATTACACTACCTACCATATCCTCTGTGAAGAGGTCTTTTGTAGATGTGATCGTATCGCCATTAACAGTAAGCGTATGTCCATTATCTGTGTTGATTTCATCGTAAGGTTGTTCAGTTAGCTTGTACGCATCAATTCGCCAGTCGGTATCACTATATCGTGATAGCGTTTGAATAGGATACTTACCACTACAAATGAACATTACATCGCCACTTTGGATGCAGTTTAATTCGCCTACAATGTCCGCCTCAAATGGTGTTGCTACTTCAACATTCGTATATACACCATTCCGCCACACTCTAACATATCTATCACCAAATTCAAGCATGAATGATTGGTTCTTGTTTGTTGTAAATTCAAACAGTCTAACAGGTTTATCATTATGCTTTGCATAACCGATAAACTGTGAACCTTGCCTACGTGCTACCGCACCATAAGGTCGAATGACTGCGTTTTCAGCAAGCAGTAATGCACTTTTATATTGTTCTAAGTCAAATCGACTTGATACATCAGGCGATACCTCACCTGTAGTAAATGCGACTTGCCCTATATACATCGGTTGCATATCACCAACTCCTTGCTTTCAAATAGCTAGATACATAAGGCATATCTAGTCTACGCTCTTTTGCGCTCATAGATTTTGCCTCTTGTAATGCTGCTTGATACAACTTGTACGATTGGTCGAATAAACCGCTATTGCCTGTCAATGGCATTGCTATGTCAGATGCCATCTTACATACTAACGCTTTAACGAATATAGGGTTCATTACATCTGCATCGGTTATATCGTACACATAATCAATGTGCATCAATGGTACATCAGATACGATGTACTTTGTATTGTTATCAGTTAGGTAAACATCATATTCACGTTGTTTCTCCGCTCTATATCGTTCACCCTGTGGAATTACCGCAAGTATGCGAACGCACTTTTCAGGGTAAGCATATACATAACCCCAACCATCTATCTTATGTTCAGATAGTACCGCTCGTTCACGCTTTCGTGCAAAGTTCCATTCAAACTGTTCTAACAATACTCTACGTGTTAGATCATAATGCAATCTACATTGTCTAGCAGGTTCTGTTTCTTCGTTCATAGAACGTATCCGCCCAGCATTGATAAGCGATAATGCTTGATTACAAATATCAGTAGGTGTCATATTTCCACCTTTCTATAAAAAAAGAGGGATGCGTAAGCACCCCTCGTTCAATTATTCAGCAGTTTCTTCCGCTTTCTTACCACGTTTCTTTGGTGTAGTTTCTGCAGTTTCTTCTGTTTCCTCTACTTCTGCGGATGCATCACCTACAGGTTCAAACAAAGCGTTGAAGTAGTCTTTATCATATTCAGCCACTTCATCTTTTGTGAATGTTACTGTTTCGCCCTCATGCAACAAGCCAAGGGTATTGTGATAGCATTTTGCTTTAACAATATATTCCATTTGTTACTCCTATACTAAACGCACATCAGGTGTCAAGAATGCGGAGATAGTACCGCCAGTCATATTATTTGCGTTTATTCTAATATATTTCTTAGCACCACTTGCCAAGCGTACCGCAACTTTAGTACCAGCTTTTGCACCAGCAGTTAAAGTGATACCATGCAACAATACCGCACTAGCCATGTTATCTGTATTAGATGTGTACACGTTGAATAAAGGTGTACCAGTTACATCTTTGTCGATGCGAATTACAAGCCACAAAGATTTCTCTGCATCGCCACCATTACCATTCATAACTACATCGGAGTTAGTGTTTGTAGTCAACGCTTGTTTGTAGAAAAAAGTATTTTGTTTATCGATATACATATGTTATCCCCCTATTATTGTACACGTGCTTCAGTAGACAATAACGCATCAGTTTTTCGTACTGGAATGCCATTTGCACGGACTACTGTATGACCCATTTCTTGGTCTTCGGAAATAGTATATTTGTGTGCCTCGTTCTTTTGCATACGCAAGAATGTACGTACAGTAGGGTTCATGTACCATACTGCTCGACCCATACCCATATTAGGAATAAGTTCTTCCGCTTTAATCATAAGGTTGATAAGGTCAGCACCAGTCTTAGCATCTTTAGTCAATGCATTCACATCGATGTTTGCGATACGTACAACATATCTCCAATCACGTACAGTCAAGCCTGTATCAAGTTTGTAGTGTGTACGATAACCTTGGTACTTACCACCATTACCATCATCTAATGTTTGTTCACCCAAATCTTTATGGGAAATACCGCCTGTAGAACCTTTAGGATAGATACCATGTACAGTATTTTTACCCCATACTACAAGGTAGATAGATGTAAGGTTAGTTGTACCGCCAGCATCAATAATGTTTTTACCGCTTTCTGCAGCTTTTTCATTGTAACGTGCTGCCAAGCCTACGAATTTTTCAGGGGAATTTTCATCGCCATAGAATAATGTAGATGCCCATTCTTGGTTCATAGCCTCTAAGAATGCATAATCTTCGGACAAACGGAATGCTGCGGAGTTGCCGTTAAGGTCTGCCAAAGATTTATCGATTTCTGCATAGGCTTCAAGCATACCGCAAGTGTCGGTTACTTGTTTTGTTTTAGATTTGCTTGGTTTAACACCATAGTTAAGCATTCTCCATGTAGCCTCAGGCAAGCCTGTACGTACAGTTGTTTTATGACCTGTAGGCAAGTTGCCCTCTACCATTGTCATATCTTGTACGATTTCATTTGTTTGGTTCATCATTTCGATGATTTGTGCAACTGCATTGTTTGGATCTAATCTAGATTGCACATCTAAAAGTGTTGGGTTCATAGTACCGATTGTAGCCATGTATTACTCCTTTAAATCAATTACTTACTCATAGATGGGTAAAGCATTTTTGCTCGTTCTTCCTCGGAAATGTTTGTACTTCCAGCTTTACCACTATTAGAATTGTTATCTTCGCCAGCCATGTTGGCGATTTGTGCGAACAGTTGAATTATCTCAACACGATTACCTAAGCCGTTTTGAGATAAGATTTCACGAATGTTTGGAATTTCCTTTTCGACCGCCTCAACACCTACAGATGCTTGCGCTACTGTTTCGTCAAACTTCGCACCTAGAACCTCTTTTGTATGTTCTGCGTATGCTGCATACTGTTTCATTTCAGCTTGTTGTCTTTGTTCCTCGTAAGCGGTTACAAGGTCTGTACCATATTTAGAACCAAACTTCGCCATTTCTACTGCTTGCTCTTGTGTTGCGCCTACACCATTAAGCAATTTAGAAAACTCATTAGCGATGTTTTCATCAACTACACCACCCTCAAAGGCTGGTGCAAAGTCATATTTGATTGGTTCAGGTACGCTTTGTTGTTCCTCTTGGTTAGCACCATTAGGGTTGCCACCTAGTAACGTACCGCTATCATTCGTGTTTTGTTCTTGTGGTGTACCACTTTCCGCACTACCTGTGTCAATATTCGTGCCTTGTTCTAGTTCTTCTGCCATGTGGTTTATTCACCTTTCTTTTCTAAATCGTTAAACAATTTCTGTTGTTGGATATATTCAAGTTGTGCTTGGTGATATTTCTTTACACCCTCTACACCATCACCAATACTTCCCAAATCATTCATGTAGGCTAACCCTACTTTCCGTTTCCCCTCGTTGAAGAATGTTTCGGAGTTACCTGTGAACGATTGTTTCAATATGTTGGTGCGGTCTAAAAGCCTACAAAAAAACCACCTACCAAGTTCAGTACTTAGTACGTGGTTAAGTGCATCAATATCACGATCACGAATATATTCTTGTTTTGTTTTCATCTACACCCCCATACCCATTAACTGTTGCATTACTGGGTTTCCGTCATTGGCTGCATCTGTTGCTTGTTTAGCAGCACCAGCCATTTGAGGTGCTAGTTGTGCCATTTGTAATGCTTGTGCTTGTTCCTCTTGTTCTTGTTGTGCTTGTTGTTGTTGTTCCATGATTTGTTGGTACTCATCATTAGAACGAATTACCCTAGCTGGTACACCAAGATTTACACCATAGATGTCAGCCGCCTCTTCAAAGTTGAATTTCTGAACGATGTTTGCATTGCCTTGTGCTAATGACATGATGAAAGCATAGTACTGTTCGATATTTACCAATGAAGACATTTTCTGTGCTTGTGCCAATGGTGATATGTATTCAATCTTGACATCCATTCCATTTAGCATTTCAGCAGTTTGTTCATCAATAGGCGGAAATATTCCAGCCCTATCTAAGATGCCATAAGTACGTTCAATGATTGGGTTTAGAAACTCACTTTGTAAGCGTTCAACTACAGGCCCTAACTGTTGCATCTTTTCTTGTGTACGCTCCATAACCTCACGTGCGGTCATTTGTCCGCTATCGATGTTATCAAGCATCAAGAATAGGTCAGCACTATATGCACGTTTAATACTTTCAGATACAAACTGTATCTTCGCTTGTACGTTCGCAACATCAATGCCTACATTGAATATTGGTTCAACCTTACCGCCAGTATCAACTTCCGTCACACCGCCCGGAAATAGATTTACACTCCCAATCACATCAGATGTAGCACTCATAGGTGGTTTAATACCTAATTCGATTGCAGTTACTAAGTCTTTTTCAAGTAACTGTAACATCTGTGCATCTGACTGTGCGAACCATGCACACCCTTTACCATAACCACTTAGATCATGTGTGGTATGTCTAGCAATAGGAATAGACCATTCCTCAAAGCCACTATGTCTTAGTACTTCATCGGAGTTGCTACCCTCTATCCAATAGATAGATGAGTAAGGCATATTCTTATTACCTAGTTTCCCATTGCGGTCTTTGTTAGGTGTAACTAACCAACACACAACATGAGTTGTTGCATTACCTTTACCATCGTCATATTCACGTTTGACTTGTTCAGTACAAGCATCATAACCAAACTCTTCAACAAGCTGGTCTGCGGTCATGCGGTATTTTCTGCCAAAGGTGTTTACCTCACCATTACTGCCACACTCTAATGCATATGTACCGATTGGATAAGATGTGAACCTTACACCAAATTTTGGGTCAGGCATGATAGACATAGGCGCTTGTCCAAATGGTAACTCCATATAGGCTTGATGTACTACGTTATAGAAATTAGACTTAGCAAATACTGCGTACAAAATCTCTTCACGTTCATCAAGTACCTTACTAACATCACTATTAGCTGCTAGGTCAGTATTCTCTAATGTTAGCTTGAACCACTTTCGACTAGGTGGTGTCATGCCACTCATTACACCTGATGCGAATATTTGGCAACTTTCCCAAGCCACACCATTATTTATTTTGTCGGTGTAGACTTTCGATTGGTCTTGTTCATCATCAAATAGTCCAAGGAAAGGTAGTTGATAATCTCTAATATCTTTCCACTTCTGAACGTACTTCTGACGATTGTTGAACATAGCATTAAACTTTGCCTTAATCTTCGTGTAATCACGTTTCTTAGGCATCGCATTTGTCGGTTGTCTAGCAAGCGTTGATAGGATAGTTCCTTGCATTATTAACCCCCTAATGTGTTCTTAGTGCCAGTTGTTGCCGTGGAAAGAATTGTGCTTTCATAACCACGTTTGCCCTTACGCTTTTTAGCGTACCAATCTTCACCAGTCATTGTAGTAGCATCATCAGTCTGTACTGTCGGTGCTGGTGCTGGCATTGGTGTATCAGGCATCTTATTTTTCATGCACATTTAATCACCCCTTATCGTTTAAATGGATCATACTCTGTATTAGCATGAACCCTACTCCCTACATTCACTTTTTTATTGACCCTGAACGCAAAGGTCAAGGCTAATGCATCGCCCTTGTTTGGAGATGGTAAGCCACGTTCTTTCATGTCCTTTTTGCTTTCAAGTTGTATTCGCCCATTCTTATCAATGATAGCTTCAGGACTTGTTATATCGTCATATAACCCTTGGTCATTTGGTGGAATAGAACCGCCCTCTTTTAGCCATTCTTTCATCTCACCCCACATATATGCTCTCATGTTAAGATACATATCATTAGGTGCTTTACCACCAAAGGCAACTAACCGCCATCGTCTACCCATAGATTTGCCAATACTGTATATACCAGTTCCGTACCCTTGGTCGATGAATACTGCATCCGCTTTGTACTCATCCTCTAATTGTGCGATGAGTTGTGCCATTCGCATATCATCGTCATTCTTTTCAATGGTTGCTAGGCACTTCATAGAGTAGCCATTACGCATTACTATTTCTAATGTATCGCCACCAGTCCATGCAGGGTCAACACCAATAATCGTTGGTAAGTTATTAAACTGTCCAACTTTGTATACTCGTTTCTGTGCCTCATCGGCTATTTCTGCGGAGATAAACTGTGTATCAGATGCACTAGGGAATAAACCTCTAACACGAACCTTTACAAAATCGCTATCCTCACCATGAATATCAACCCATTCTTGCAACTTAGCTTTGTTTGAGATTTTAACTGTTCTACTATCAATCTGATATGTAGTCCAGTAGTTGCGATGTTTTCTAAAACATTCTCTAAACCTACCGCTATTACGTGTAGGGTTACCAAACACGCACCATATGATTTCTGTTTCCTTATCCGTTAATGCACCCTCTGTTACTTCCCATATCTTATCTGATATTGCGGATGCCTCATCGAATATGATAAGTATTCTGTTCCCTTGATTGTGTAGACCAGCGAATGCCTCTGGGTTACTTTCGCTCCATGGAATAGCATCTATCCGCCATGTCTTTTCATACTGCTTATCAGCACTAAACAATGCGGTAGCAGTATAGGTGAATAGTTCTTTACCTATGAATAGGTTGTACCACTTATTCAACTCAGCCCATGTCTTAGACTTTAACTGTGTATCAGTATTAGCAGTAACTACCCCTCTTGTATTCTCATGTGTAGCAATAGCAAATAATATCAACAATGAAGAAAAGGCGGACTTACCAATACCATGACCTGATGCAACTGCAATTTGTATTGCTTTGGCCAATGTCTTGCCTTTACGTAGTTCTTCGCCTATTTTCTTGAAAGTCTTTACTTGCCATTCATCAGGGCCATCAAAGTTTTCAAGCGGTGTTCCTTTTTCTCCCCAAGGGAATGCGAAATATACAAAGCCTAATGGATCATGAGTAAACGAACCCAACGCATCAATCAGTTGTGCCTTGTTGTACTTCATCTGATTTCACCCTTGCTTGTTTCATCCTATCGGATATATCAATCTCTATTTCTGCATCTAGTTTCACCTTGTCAGTAAATAGCATATGCCGTTTACCTAAGAGTTCAGCTGCCTTAGTTCTATCATTCACAGATACATCCAAACCAAATGCGTCTTTTTCTTCGCCATTCATAACTCTAGTTAGGTATTGTAAGACTTCATCAGCAGTTGCGATTGTATTATTGTTCTTTTGTTCCATGTGTTGTTGTATATATTGGCTCACGTTAGCATTTGACAACAATCTACTTCCCTGTTGCCTTGCACTATTTTCTGAATATCCAGCCTTTAATGCAGCTTGTGTAGCATTAGCGGTCTTGATGTATTCAGTTGCAAATAGCAGTTGTTTGTCTGTCAGATTTGTATCATTCAACATCAATCACCACCTTTATATGTCTTAACTAAAAAAAGTAACACCTCGTGTTGCTTGGTGCTACTGTACTCACTTTCTTTCTTATAAAGTTGTTTCGCTTTAAATGTCTTACCCTTTTTGTACTTGTGAGGGAATGTTAGTTTGTACTCTTCCTCGTTGTACATTCTACTGACAATATATATCTTGCAAGGCTTATCGTATTTGCTCCATGATTGCCTTACATCGACTACATATCGCCTACCATTCATCTGTAATGCTTTAAGTAGTTTCTTTATCGTTGGTTGATAATTCACATCCAACACCACACAATACCGATTAAGATTAATACACCACATACGATAGCTAAACCATCGATGAGTGTAATCATTGTATCGCCACGATGTTCATAAGCGTATTTTGCCTTAGCTTGTAACTCTTTATTGTTCAAGTCCTTGGCTGCTTGTTTGAATAGTTTTCTATCTTCAATGAATTGTTTGATTGCTTTAATCATTTAAGCACTTCGCCACCCTTCCTTTTTAACTTGCCATGTGATCTAACACATAAACCATAATTACCTTTACTTGCACCGCCACAAGTAATATATGTTTGACATAAGCCGTCATATTCTATTGTCTTTGCGGTACACACTCCTTTTTTGTTGTTCAAGCATTTACTTTTACAACACAAAACATCCGTCATAATCTCCCCTTTATGATAGATTTATACAAAAATTGGAGTATATCGCCGTGGATATACCCCATTATGTGATAGATTTATTCTGTTTTCCTGTATTAATCACTCAAAACTAGGTGCGTTGTTGATGACATGACAATTTATGCTTTTTGAGGTTCAACTATGAATAAGGAAAAACAAAGTTGGAAAAGAGAAACACACCTAGTTTTCAATAATCACTTACACACTCAATACCAACAACTAACAATTTGATGGATCGTAATCGTGTTAGGTCAAATAACAACAAGAATATGAATAAGTTTCTTTTGGAGGCTGCTAGTTGTCAGTATTCAATGTGTATAACCAATTAGGGCAGGTTCATATCTTTAAGGTTAATAATGTATAAGCTATATATTGTGAGGATATTCGACCCACCCTTATCAGTTAGCAGTAAATTTACATATAAAATTTTTGTCTTAACATATACTTTCAGTTTGAAATTAGAAAAAAGTATAGTGTTTCACTCACCAAATCAAATATGGTTGCGCTGCTACTCTGCGACCGTTAGCGCTATACGTTCCATTTCGCCCATATACAACAAAGGCACGCTCTTATTTGGGCGTGCTTGTTGTTGTGTTTTGATTTGTCCTAAGGAAAGAGTGAGTAGTAGTCGCTTAGTGGCAACTTCTACATATATATTATACCTAATAGCAAACTATAGGTACACGGACAATCACGGACATTTGCGGACATTATAGGACAAGTTTTTGCCCAAACTCCAATAATGCTTTTTGCTTGTATCTCTTCGCTTGTTTTGTAGAGTAACACCCAATCATTTTATAAGCATCTTCTGTTGTATTGTTGAGTACAAACTCATAACGTAGGATAATTGCACCCAGCTTTTCATCCAATGCATCTATCTTAGTGATCGCATCGCATTTTAACTTTGATAACTCATCAATACGCTTATCACGTTCTGCTACTGTATCAAGAAATCTAGCTACGCTACCCTCTAACCCTTGTGGAGTTCCGCCACCTGTTACTCTATCCTTTGAGTAATCAATAGCACCTATGGATGTAAGATTTGCTCTTAACTGATTGATTTCTTCCTTGATAGATGCAATCTGTACATCTACTAACTTTACTGGTTGCAAATACTCAACCGCTTTTTCTATTAGTTGTTTTTCGTCTAGTTCGCCCAAACACTCACCCCCAATATAAACGCTAAAAACACCATGATTATCACCGCACCTAATATAACTGCACTTTTAGTTCCAAACTTTATATCAACATAGTTTATCAATAAGAAAGTAACTATAGATGCAATGCCACTTATAAATAATGTTTCAAGCATAATCTATTTATACCTCTGCTAGTTTTGCGAAACTCCACGCATCCTTATGTTCTCTTCTAGGAACACTCCACGATGTTGCCCCATTGCTCCATGTATAAACAATACCATTCTTAAAATCAGCAAAATATCTACAAAGCCATAATTTATCATCAAGGCTAACTAATATAGGTGTATCAACTGGTACTTTCGACCAATCAACAATACCTAATTCTTCTGCAATATCAATCAGTTCTTGTCTGTTTTCCATTCCAAGCATCACATCAGGCACATGACCTACTGTAATACTTCTAGTGCCATTCAATTTTATAAATCGTGCAGTACTGGTTTTAGCATCAATCTTATTACATCCAACTTCATAAAACTTTTTAATCAGCCACTCTCCACCTTGTTCATCTGTGATCATACTGTACCCACGCTCCTCTATCCTCATTCCATCTAAATTCAACTACATCTTCCAATTCAAAGCCATCTATATATTCAACGATTTTGCCTATATAGAAAACATCCTCTTCACTCTCCACCGCCAGTTGGCACAAGAAATCAAATGCATCTTGATAACTTTGAGGGGCGATGTAGAAATCTGAGTGTTCAACGTAACCACTATAACTTTCCATTAAAGCCACCCAGCCAGCAACAAAAAGGAAATTAATAAATTAGCTCCACAAGCTAATGGTGTTATGTTTTCATCATCCGTTATAGCACACATAACAAGATTGTTTATCGCAAGTGCTACAACAACTAATTTCCAACACAGTAATTCATCCATTCTTCCACCTTATAACCCTACCATTATGCACTTAATACCTTTTTCAACTATATAGTCCATAAGTTTTATTAGCTTGCCATACTCTTTATCTGTGAGTTTTCCTACACTATAAGCATTATCCACTTTGCGCCTAATTTCGTTTAAACTTTCAAGGCTATAAGCGGAAAGTATATACTGCCTAGTTTTTCTGTAAAAAGTACTCATACTCACCTCTTATGATAGGGCGGATATTTCACCGCCCATATCTTTTACTTAATCAATACAAACAGTAACGCACATACTATGAAAACTAAAGGCACTATCGCCACACCTACGGCAAAATACGTAAGTTGTTTTAACTCTTTTTCTTTTCGTTGCCGTTCTGCCTCTAGTATCCACAATGCAATTCCTTTTGCTTTCGGCTTATATTTTCTTATAGGACTACACATTATTTATTCGCTTTCAACTCTTCAACTTCTGCTACCAATTTAGTAACCAATGTTTCAAGTTCTTTGATTTTGCCTTTGTGATTTAATTCATATTCAGAACCTTTACCCAATCGGAAACTTACACCAGCATTTACCATTTTTTCAGAACCTAATGTACCGCCTACGCTAAACATTACGTGTTCATTTGGTGCGTAGAAACCGCCTAACGCTACTGCACTATGTCCTTTGTAGTGTCCGTAACCAACGGAGAATGTCAATTTATCGTCTTTGTTATAACCAAGATAATGAAGTGCGGATAATGCTGCATTAGCTGCACCAGCTTTACCGATTTCACGTTCTACATTTCGTGTCATTCCTCGTTCTAAACTTCCGATGCGATTTTCATGGTTTTCCAATACGTTCGCATGGTCTACTAAAGTTTGTTCATGAGATTGTAATTGTTGTTCGTGGTTATTAATGATCGTTGCATGATTGTTGATTACTGTTTCATGACGATTGATAGCATCTGTATTATCTTGAATGGCTTTAGAATTTGCCCCTACACGCTCGTTTGTAGCATTAATGGAGTTAGTAATCGTTGTATAATCGTTATCCACCTTAGCAGTTAAATTTTTGATGTTGTTTACATTGCGGTCTACACGGATATTTAAGCACTTAATATCTTTATCGTGTTTTGCAAGTTTTGCACCCATAGATGCAATTTCATCGTAGGCAGCGTACAACTGACTGCCATTTACTGCATCTGTAGATGCTGCATCAACTTGTCCTGCTGCTACATTTGTAATTTGACGATTGTAATATTTCACACCACCAAACCCTGCTCTATCCTTAGAACCAACACTCACTACAGATTGAGGGTTTTCCCCAGCGAACACATGGGTTACCCCATTCAATACTACTTGTTTTGTTGGCACTGCATCATCTGTAACGGAATTAGTACCTAGTGCCACGCTGTTACTTTTATCTGCGATTGTATTGTTACCTACTGCGTAAGCATCCCATGCAGTAGCTTTGCCGTGCGTTCCGATTACTGTTGCACCCTGACCTGCGGTTTCGGAGTTAGCACCGATTACCACTTGCTCTTGGTTGCTATTTGTTTTGTTGTTGTAACCGATGATTGTAGTTTGGTTAGCACTTACTGTTCCGTTGTTAGAACCGATAACAGTTGTATCGTTACCGCTAACTTTATTATCTCGACCTAAAACGATTGTGCTTGTACCAGTAACTACTGTGTTCACACCTAATGCTGCGGAGTTGTAACCACTAACTACAGGTGCAGTAGTGTTTGGTTCTACTTGACCTACCACAATACCATTTGCAAATGCGCTACCAGTTACTGCCATTACCGCCATTGTTGCTAATACTAATTTGTTGTTCATGTTAATTTCTCCTTTTGATATTCAAATATAATTTCTGTTTTAGGTGCGTTAATCATCATGATCACGCTATGATTTGCTGGCGATTTTTTATGTTCACCATTTTCACTTATAAACTTAATTCTTTTTGTAGGCACATAGACACTTATGTTTGTTTTGCAATATAGCTTGTGTCTTTGTACCCCCCCAATGCATCAATGGGTAATACCAGTACACAAGGCTTACCACTCTCTATGCATCTTGCTATAATTTCATCCTTGTTACTATAAGGTGGATTTGTTATCAAGTAATCAAAATCATATGTATTAGTCATAAAATCAGTTATTCCATATACTGCGTTTTCGTCATACTCTTTTGTTATTACTTTTACAAAATTGCTCTTATCTGTATCGAATGGCATCAAGACCCTATCACCATTTTTAGGTGGATATACATCAAGCATTGTTCTCACAACTTCAACAGGTGTATACCATTCATCAGATTTAGCACCACTTATCAACGCTTGTTTAATCATTTTCCAGTACTACCATATCCGCCAGCACCACGTTCTGTTTCGCTTAATTCATCTACCTCTACTGCATCAACCATTGCTACTGGTACGATGATTAATTGTGCGATGCGATCACCTCTAAATATCATGTAATCGCTACAAGATACATTTTCATATGCAATACTCAATTCACCTCTATAGTCAGCATCAATAATACCTACGCTATTTGCACATCTTAGAGGTGTTTTACTCATACTACTTCGTGGCACTAATAACCCCATGTGTCCTTTCGGTATCTCTACCGCCACCCCTAACGGAATTTTCTTTTGACTATCAGCAGGCACTTTGATGTGAAATGGACAATACAAATCTAACCCAGCTGCATCTTCACTACTTCTTATTGGTAGTTGTGCATACTCACTTACTAACTTTACTTTCATGCTTTCTCTCAAAATTCCACCCCACTATTAATCAATGCACGTTTGATTGTTTTGTAATTTGCACCAACTCGTAAACTAATTTGATTTAATGACATTCCAGATTGATGCATTTTTAATAGTGAATTTTTATCTAATTCACTTGCACGTGTATATGTTTTCTGTGGTTTAGTTCCTACTAACCCTAAGCAACATAACGCCTTGCCAGCAGTTATGTTTCCATATACACACGCTGCTAGTGCTAACCAGTTTAGTTTAGTTTCAGTCCCA